CCATTACTATAGGATCGGAAGCGATTAGATATACCGGAAAATCTGCTGCTACAGGAGCAGCGAATCTTACCGGCGCTATTCGTGGATCTAATGGTACGACGGCTGCTACTCACTCAACTTCCGATGCAGTTACTCAACATGCAACGGGTATCGAGAGTGTATTAGAATGTAATTATAGAATTACTTCAACAAGCGTAGATTCTCCGATGACAGAAGTAAGTCGATCTCAATACCAGGGTTATTCTAATAAAACGGCTACAGGAATTCCTACTTCTTATTTTGTCCAAAGATTTATTGATAGAACAACTATAACTATTTATTTAACCCCTAACGCAGGAGTAGATGGTAATAAATTAAATTTTTATTATGCAAGAAGAATTCAAGATGCAGGAGCTTACACTAATGCAATTAATGTTCCTTATCGATTTGTACCGTGTATGGCTGCAGGATTAGCCTATTATTTATCGCAAAAAAATATGCCCCAACGCTCACAAGAATTAAAACTTTTTTATGAGGATGAATTGGCACGAGCAGTCCAAGAAGACGCTGATATTACGAGCACTTACATTGCTCCTAAAGTCTATTATCCTGATACGGCAACTTAATTATGACTACATTTGCTTCAGGTAAACATGCTTTAGCGATATCTGATAGATCGGGCATGGCCTTTCCTTATAATGAAATGGTGAGAGAATGGAATGGTGCATGGGTTCATTTTTCAGAATATGAACCTAAACAACCTCAATTAAATCCTAAACCTACAAGTGCGGATCCTCAAGGCTTGCTAAGAGCTCGACCCGCGAGAACAGAATTTGCCACAGAAGATTTATTACCTAATGATCCTTTTACAACTGCAGGCACAACGACCTTAACTTTTTCATTTCCATTTGGAGGATTACAAGTTAATGATCAAGTAAGATTCACTTCAGTAAAAAGACCGGTGGGAGGAGTATCTTTATCTCAACTTGAAATGAATACTACTTTAAATGGAGATATTAGTGCAACTGCAACTACTATTACTTTAACCGATACTTCTAATTTTCCAACAAGCGGTTATATTGTAATTAGAAGAACTGAACCTGACACAACTTTAATAACTTATGGTGAATTTCAAAATGAGACTATTAACTATACCGGTAAATCTGGTAATGATTTAACCGGATGTACTCGAGGAACAACAGCTCCGTATAGAGGGATTACTCCATCCAATACGACTGCCCGAACTCATAGTAGTGGAGCTCAAGTTTTTGGTTCCCATAAAATTGTATCACGAATACCTACTACCATGAAACAAGCAGGTGAACCCTCAACTGTAACGCAGTATAATAGCTTTACATTGACATTACCTAATAGTGCATCTACAACTGAAACTGGAGGAGGGTTTAATTGTGTTATTGGACCTATCAATCAAAGAAGAGGATAATGATTAAACTTTTAAAAAAATTGTGGAAAAAATTATTTAGTAAAAAAGAAGTAGTAATAGAACTTACTCCTCAACCAAAGCCACAGCATTGCAACACTCATAATCGATTTAAGAAAAGCTGTACGGCTTGTCAGGAGGTTATTAAATAATGGCTGGATATACACTCTCGGCATTAGAAGCGGACATTAGAAATTATACTGAAGTAGACAGTAATATTTTTACTGGTGCTATTTTAAGCAGATTTATAGAAAATGCAGAGAATAGAATCTTTTTAGACCTTCCCATGGATTCAAATCGTAAAATGGCACTAGGTACTCTAGTTCCTGATGATAATACTATTAATGTACAAGCGGCAGCTTTTTTTGTGAGAGCGGTAGAAGTATTTGAATCCACAACCGCTACCACAGGAATATCTCATTTTTTACAAAAAAAGGATGTTACGTATTTAAGAGAATATGTATCAAAATTAACGGGTCCTGAGGGAGGGCAATCAGCTCAAGATGTAACCGGTTTTCCTAAGTATTATGCGATGTTTGGAGGGGCTACAGGATTAGGAGCCACAACATCTGGAGGCTTGCTTTTAGCGCCTACGCCCGATGTGGCTTATAATTTCAGATTATATTACAATGAGCGGCCTGAAACTTTAGCGACTAAAACATCTGGAACTTATATTAGTTTATATTTTCCCCAAGGACTTTTATATGCTACCTTGGTGGAGGCTTTTGGTTATTTAAAAGGTCCAATGGATATGTTGACACTTTATGAAAACAAGTATAAACAGGAAGTACAGAAGTTTGCAAGTATACAACTTGGTAGACGAAGAAGAGATGACTACACAGATGGTACTGTTAGGATTCCAATAAAATCTCCGTCTCCCTAAAAGAGGATTAAATTATGGCAATAACATCAGCAATTTGTAACAGTTTCAAAGTAGAAATTTTAACAGGCACACACAATTTTACTGCATCGTCAGGTAACACTTTTAAACTGGCTTTATATTCCAGTAACTCAGCAACTTTAAGTAAATCCACAACTGCGTGGGCAGCAGCATCGGATCCCACAGCAGATCCAACAGATACTTATGAAGTTACAACAACAGGTTCAGGATATACGAGCGGAGGAAATTCTTTAACAAGTACAACTCCCGCTTTATCCGGCGATACTGCATGTTGTTTATTTGCAAGTACTAGCTGGGGATCTACTGCGTCTTTTACAGCAAGAGGTTGTTTAATTTATAATTCAAGTGCATCTAATAAAGCTGTATGTGTAGTTAATTTCGGTTCAGACAAAACTGTAACAACTGGAACTTTCACAGTAGAGTTTCCAGCTCAAACTGCAGGTAACGCAATCATACAGATAGCATAAGGAGGACATCCTTATGCCAACAGTCACATCAGGATGGGGACGCTTAACCTGGGGTCAAGCTAACTGGAATGAATCAACAACATATGCTACCGGGTGGGGAGCTAAATCATGGAACGATGGTGCATGGGGTGAACTTAATGATGACCAAATTACTCTTGCCGGTCAATCAGCCACAGCAACCGTAGGAGTCCTTACCGCTTATCAACAACCTGGTTGGGGAACTTTAACTTGGGGAATTAATGGTTGGGGATCTGTAGAGGAAGCTAGTCTTACTCTAACTGGTTTATCTGCTACATCAACAGTTGGAAGTTTTACACTTCCAGATCAATTGATGGGGCTTACAGGGTTATCGGCTACATCCACTATTGGTTCATTAACTACAAAATCTGACACAACATTTACTTTAACTGGACAAGCCCTTATATCCTCATATGGATTATTGTCCGTTGATGATCATTCAATTGGTTTATCAGGGCAATCAGCAAGCACCACTGTAGGAACTCCTACTACCACTCAATTAAGTGTGGCGAGTTTAGCGGGTCTAGGATTATCATCTACCTCAGCCGTAGGGTCAGTAACTATTACATCAAATCCTACAATGACCTTAACAGGTCAATCAGCTTCAACAGCTCTAGGTACTCTTACTTCTTCTCCAGTAACCATTGCTAATTTAGCTGGATTAGGTTTATCAGCTAGTAGTGCTTTAGGAACTCCTACTACTACTCAATTAACTATTGCTAGTTTAGCTGGCTTGGGGCTATCAGTAACTGCTAGTGTAGGACAAAATTATGTGGTAGCTTATGCAGTGGAATCGATCACAGGAAATACTAGTTATACTGGTGTTGACATAACAGGAAACACGTCGTATACAGTTGAAACACACGTTCCAAATTAGGAGAATATAAAATATGGCGTCATCATATAATAGTTTAGGGATCCAGTTAATGGCCACTGGCGAAAAAGCCGGTACATGGGGAACCCTTACAAATAATAACTTAAATTTTTTCAGAGATGTTTTTGGTTATATCACTGTCGCAATGACAGCTGATAGAACTTTAACTATTCCTGATGCCTCTACCGGTACTTATGATGGTAGAGCTTTTATTATAGAACTTACTGGAACTACAGGAGGTTCTGCCCGAGTACTCGATATTGCTGCGCAAGCAGGATCAGGTTCTTCACCTGGAGGAACAGCAGATATTCTTAAACCATTTTTAATAATGGATAAAACTACAAGAACAGGTTCCGATACAATAACTTTTAAAGTCACAGGAGCTACAGGAGTAGTTATCCCACCTAATGGTAATGTTTTATGTTATCATAATGGTACAGATATTATATCTTCTGGATTTCCTTCGACTAAAGGATCTGCAGGAGTTTTAGGTGCTCAACCCGCTTATGGTTTACCCGCTGCTGATGGTAGTGCTGGTCAAGCATTAATTACTGATGGATCAGGAGCCGTGACTTTTGGATCGGCAGGAATATCAACTGGAAAAGCTATTGCAATGGCAATGATTTTCGGATAAAAACAAACAAAGGAATTAAAATATGGCAAATCCAAATATAGTATCAGTCGCAACAATTGAAGGTGGTAATTTAGGTTGGAATTTAACAGCAGGTTTAACAGACACTCTTGTAACCGTTGATTCTAATTATATTTTAAAAATTAACAGAATCGTATGTGCTAATGTTGATGGTTCTTCAGCGTATGATTTAAATTTATTTATTGATGGTTTAGGATCGGGCGCGGCAGGAGTTACAGCCAACGCTCAAGACGCAACCGTTTATTTAGCAAAAACAATTTCAGTCCCTGCAGATTCATCTTTAGTAGTATCAGACACTCCGATCTATTTAATGGAAGGAGACATTCTTAAAGGCGGCGGTTCTACAGTTAACAAACTGGACTTATTCATATCGTACGAAACACTAATCGATTAAGGAGGTAATATAATTCAATGGCTAATGGCGGAATTATTGGACCCCCAAACGCGGTTACTTCTAGTTTATCATCTAAAACTTCAACTATCACGGCAACATGTTGTGCATGGACAAGAGGAAATGCGTGTTCAACATCAGCCAATGTTTTAGTTATTGGTGCAGGATCTGGCGGAGGTGGAAACCAAGGCGGCGGAGGTGGAGCTGGTGGTTATCGTTTCTGTACATCTTACACTATTGATGGTTCTACTTATAAAGTTACTGTAGGAGGAGGCGGAGCTGGAGCCGTAGGAACTGGTCCTTATTCAAATGGCAGTGCTTCATCTTTTAACACTTGTTGTGCAGGATCTGGAGTAAAATTTGAATCAGCCGCTGGTGGAAGAGGTGGCGGTGCAACGCCCGTTCCAAATGGTGGTGGCGGTACAGGTGCTGCTGGTGGTTCAGGTGGTGGTTCAGGAGAATATGGAACTGGAGGAGCTGGAAACACCCCTTCCGAAAGTCCCCCTCAAGGAAATCCAGGTGGAAATTCAGCACAAGGCCAAGGCGGAGGTGGTGGTGCAGGAGGTGCTGGTGGAACACAATCTACACCCTCTGCAAATGCATCAGGAGCTGGTGGAGCTGGTTCAAGCGCATGGCCCGGAGATTGTACATTAAGAGCCGGAGGTGGCGGAGGTGGCGGTGGAGCACCTTATAATCCAGGAGGTAATGGAGCTGCTGGCCCCGGAGGCGGCGGTGCTGGTGGATGTGGTCCCGGAGCTACGGGTGGAAATGGAGTCACTAATAAAGGTGGCGGCGGTGGCGGAGGAGGTACAGATAATCCCTCTACTGGTGGAAATGGTGGTTCAGGCGTTGTTATAGTTGTTGAACCCCAAGGAACTAAAACATTTGTTGCTGGAGGAGTATGGTCAATGGAAGAACAATATGATAATAAATTGGCTGGAAATTGGACAAGCTAGATATTTACAAAGATTAAAAAATTTTATATAAGATAGTAAGGAATTAAAATATGGCACATTTCGCAGAACTA